TCGGCTTCAAAAACACACACGGTTATATGCAGTTCGTACCAGTTCCCATATATGGTCTTGGGTTGAGGTATACGCCTAATTGCTTCGTAACGCCTTATGCTGATTCTACCCTTGGAACGGAATGTATTCTTGAAAAAGATGGCGAAAAGTATCTCTATAACGGCTACGTGGCTTTGAAAGTGTGATCGTTTTGACTAGCACAATCATAGTAGCAATAATCACAGCGGCTTCAGCAGTCGTGTGTCAACTAATCATTGCATCCAACAACCGTAAAGAGATGCGTCAGACTCAGTATGATAGTCAAAAGCTAATCGAATACAAGATCGACAAGCTGTCGGAGCGTGTAGACAAGCACAATAACTACGTTGAGCGCACCTACATACTCGAAAAAGACATGGCTGTGGCTAAAGAAGAGCTTAAAGTGGCTAATCATCGAATAGAAGATTTGGAAAGGAATGAGCATAAATGAAAAACTGGGTAAAAAGAGCGATCAGAACATTCGTGCAGTCGGCTATTGGCTATGCTGCTATTGCTGTTCCGACTATTGACTTTACTAATACATCCGCTGCTAAGACTGCTTTGATCGGTGTCGGTGTATCGGCTGTTGCAGCAGGTATCTCTGCTATCATGAATGCCATGGATGATTGGGATAAGGAGCTCGATGAGATGAATGAAAACAACAAGGAGGAATAATTCAAAATGAAAGTTTCTCTTGATAGTAGATACTTCATAAATCAGAATTCCGGCTTTTTTGGCTATATGGGCGAGATCGATAGCCGAGAAATTATATTTGATAACTATGAAGTAGAAGGGGCTGACTCTTATAAGCTCCGAATCTCATATTCTGACGGAGTTCAGTATGATATTTCAATCGAGGATGGTAAATGTGTCGTTCATCCGAGTCTTCTCAGAGACATTGGCTTCGCAGAGCTTCAGGTGCTTGCCGTTGCATATAGAGACGGCGACTTCACTTATGTAAAGAAGTCCAATATTTTCAGAGCCGAAATTAAAGAGTCACTTAATGGTGAATCTGAGCCGATTCCAACTTATGAAGAGGCTATTGGCGCTCTTGAAAAGGTTCTTAACATTGAGGATACCGCCAGCAAGAATGCTGATAGAGCTGAAGAAGCTGCTACGAAAGCTGAAACAAGCGCCACTAATGCGGAAGCTTCGGCTAAATCCGCACAAGGATCGGCTGAAGGAGCAGTCGGAACTTATTATGAGGTGCAAAAGTCCGCAGAAAGCGCCGCTACATCAGCGACAAACGCCGCCGAATCCGAGAGTAACGCCGAAAATTCGGCTAAAACAGCGCAAAATTTCGCAGGAATGACAATGGTCAACAACGAATCTGCCCAAACAGCTGCTAAATCAGCAAGCGAGAGTGCGGATAATGCCAAAAAAGCTAAGAGCGCGGCAGAAACGGCGGCTAAAAACTCCGAAATGAGCGCCGCAAATTCCGAAGCTTCGGCGGCTAAAGCTGAGGAAAGCGCAGAAGCGGCGAATAATTCAGCGCAATTGGCACAGTCCGCTCAAGCCCTCGCAGAAACCGCACAGAAAGCCGCTGAAACGTCTGCTAGCGAAGCGGCGGATAGTTTGTCGTCTGCGAATACTGCCGCTGAAAATGCCGCACAGTCGGCTAAATCAGCTAGTGAGAGTGCGGATAAGGCTGAAACTGCGGAAACGTCTGCTGAAAGTGCTATGAATAGTGCGAAAAGTTATGCTGATTCTGCGGCAGAGAGTGAGAGTAACGCTAAGGCTAGTGCGGAGAGTGCTAAGGCTGTAGCGGACAGTATTCCAACTGATTACAGCGAGCTGTCCGAAATGGTTGACACGCTTACGAGGACTAAGGCTGACGGCATTGTTGAAACTGTCGAGGGTAAGACGATTACTGCAAACGACTGTTCGGATATGCCGTTGAGAGGGTTGAGGATATTTGGCAAGACTACGCAGGGCGATAATCCCACACCTGATAATCCGCAGGAGCTTGTAAGCCTTGGTGCTGAGGGTAATATCGAGGTATCTATCGCGGGATATAATTTATTCGATAAGTCCGATACGTCAGGTTGGGGATATTCCGAGAATAAAGCCGTAAGATCGAAAATATTGCAGTTAGAGCCTAATACCGCATATACTGCTTCGACTAACTATGCCGGAAGTGATATTTGGTTCATGCTCAGTAACGACAGTCCCACGGCAGCCTATAGCGTTAAAAAGGGTTCTCCGACAACAATAACTACAGACGATACCGGTGTCGCTTATATAATGATTAGGCAGACTTATTTTGATAAGATATTAAGCGCATACAACATCATGATCAATGAGGGTTCGGCTGCGTTGCCGTATTGCGATTATGACGCAAGCAAGCATAAGCAAATCATTACATTATCCACCCCGAATGGCTTACCCGGTATAAAAGTCGACTCAGGTGGCAACTACACTGACGAGGACGGGCAGCAGTGGATTTGCGATGAAATTGATTTAGAGCGTGGGGTTTATGTGCAGAGGTGCTATATGCTATCTGAATTAAAGACTGTTTCTGCAAGTATTAGTGAATCTTATGCATTAGTAAACGCCTCAACTTGTCCTACTCCAAATACTACGATCGGGAGTGTCTTATGCAACATTACTAATCATTATTTTGTGAGTTGGGCACCACAATCATATCCTACAAATATTTTTCTTCAGACAAGCGAACAGAGAAGGGTAGTTATAGCATTTAATTCCGAGATGTATCCAACCGCTGAAAGCGTACAAGAAGTATTGGATAATGGAGTTTATGTAATATATCCTCTCGCCGCACCCATAGAAACCGCCCTAACTGATGAAGAAATCTCAACCTACAAATCCCTACACACCAACAAACTAACCACAACATTTGATTCAGAAGCCTATATGTCCGTAGATTACACGGCGGACACAAAGACCTACATAGACAATAAATTCACAGAGTTACAGCAGGCTCTTTTAAGCACTGGAGGTGATGTATGATGTTCAGTTTGAGAGATTTTGTAAAAAAGGGTTTAATCAAGGCTGTCGGAAACATGGCTGATTATCAGATTATTCTTAACGCTTCGGGTTGGCTGGAGCGTGGCGTTCTGACTGAAACGGACTTGGAAGAAATCAGTAATGCTATTGACGAACAGTATGCAACTGAGGAAACTACTGAAACTATTGAAACGGAGGAGGAAACAGCATGAAAAAGGGCATTGATATTTCACAGTATCAGAAAAACATCGACTTCGCTAAGGTCAAGGCAAGCGGTATCGACTATGTAATTATTCGTGCAGGTTACGGCAAGTATACCAAGCAGAAAGACCCACAGTTTGAAACACATTACAAGAACGCTACGGCAGCAGGCTTGTCGGTTGGCGCATATTGGTACAGCTACGCAAGCTCGGTTGAGGACGCTAAACTTGAAGCTCAGACTTGTATCTCGGTTATCAAAGGCAAGAAGTTCGACTACCCAATTTACTTCGATCTCGAGGAAAGCACACAGTTTGCAAAGGGTAAGTCATTCTGCGACAGCATAGTCAAGGCGTTCTGCGGCGAGTTAGAAGCGGCAGGATATTACGCAGGTCTTTATATTTCGCGCAGTCCATTACAGCAGTATATCTCAACTGACGTAGCTAAGAAATACGCACTTTGGATTGCTGAGTACGCTACAAAATGTAACTATTCTGGCGATTATGGTATGTGGCAGTATAGCTCATCGGGCAAGGTAAATGGGGTTAGCGGCAATGTTGACTGCGATTACTGCTATGTGGATTACCCATCGAAGATCAAAGCAGCCGGCAAGAACGGCTACATTAAGACCTCGAAGACGCTTGATACTGATGGATTTAAGCTGGGAGACAAGTCAATCGGAGTTCTTGCTTTGAAACAGTTATTAATTCTCTATGGATTCTCCTCACTCAAGAATGACTCAGGTTTTGGAAAAGGCACTCAGAATGCTATTAACCAACTTCTGAAAGAATGGGGCTATACCCAGAACGGAATCGCTGGAGCAAAGTTCATCAAGAAACTTCGAAAGAAAATCTAATTTATATTTTTAATTAAGAATAGAGCCCCCCCCCCAAAAAAAAAAAAAAAAAAAAAAAAAAAACAAGGGCTCTTTCTTTTTTTTATGTCACATAATAGAGAGGAGTTTATATTTTATGAGGAATCTCGATTCTATAAAAAATGCAATTTGGAGCACTATTGTTGTCGGAAACTCAGCTTTTATAACCGTAAAACTATCACATATTACAATCAGTAATGAGCGTTTTTGGTTATATTTACTAATTTTCACATTCATAATCTCATACATAATAAATAATATACGTAATGTTCCAGAAGAACCAGCTGGAACACTTGTAATAGTCGATAATGATGAGCGATCGGATATAGGTCTGTCTCTCCATATTACTGTTGATGAGCTTAAAAAGCGTAATACTGTTGAATTTACTGTACGACATACTGACATGAGCTCGCAACATAAACCATGACTATAATGAAGCAAAAAAAGCTTTAATATTTTTGTAAAGGAGAATGTTGAATGTTTAAGAAAAGAAAGGCAAAAAAAGAGGCTGAAGAGAAGATTCGAACCGAACTTCAGGAAGCTCTATCTTTTGAGATCGACCGTCTGATGCGGTCTACCGATCCGGATGAGAGCAAGATTGCAGCAGAGAACATCAACGTACTAGCCGAGGCAATAGCCAAGAATGCGGAAAAGGATAAGAAAAATTCTGTTCGCGATTGGGTTATTCCGATTGCTACTACGCTGATTCCTTGCATGACTAATCTCGCGGGTCTGAGACGTATCACAAAGTTCGAAGAGAAAGATATTATTACTGGAAAGGGATTCAGTTGGATTGGGAAGCCCAAATGCTGACTTTACAGACGGAAATGTTTGAATTGACGGTGTTTTAGCTTGAACTATTAAGAGAGAAGGTCGTAAAATAAACACGGCCTCTCTTTTTTTTGCCTTCTCGCATTAAAAACAAGGATAATAATGAAGGAGTTGATATTTATGAGTAAAACATTTGAGTACAAGGTTCAGAGTAGTACAACTACGATGACCAAAGATGCAGAGGAACTCTATACTCTAATATGGCTGTATAGCGATAATGAGCAGACTGCAACAAATCTTTATGACACATTGGCTAGACGTGTACCAGTTAAGTGTATAGACGATTTACGTAGAATGAGCATGAACGAGATCAGACAGATAAAGGGTATAGGTCCTGTAAAGCTTGGGATCGTAATGGATATTCTTAACGACGTTGGATGTATTGTTAATGTTAAAAACCTGAAAAGAATTGAGCGCTAAACAAGCGCTCTTTCTTTTTTTTCGCGGCAAAAACACTTCTTATAATGAGGAGGTTGATATTTATGACCACAGAAGGAAGACGTCATGCAATGCTTAGAATGCAGATAAGACTTTGTGAGACTGTTGAAGTGGCTGTTAAACATATGCGTTCTGAGGGAATGAGCAATGTTGAAATAGCTAAGGAACTTAAACTTCCTGAGTCTACTGTACACTCTATTGCAAAAAAGTATGACAAAAATGAGGTCAAATAACCTAAATTGAGAGGCTCTAAACAGGGCCTCTTTCTTTTTCTCCTCGCGAAAAATACAAGCCCTTTAATGAAGAGGTGATAGTAGAATTAACTACTCTAATGGTGTGAATGGTAGCATAGCACTCTGTAAAAAGAGTGAAGGCGCTCGTTCGAAGCGAGCTAGTCCTCTTTAAAAGATAGCGATTTAAACTATCTATTATATTTTTTCGCAGCAAAAACACTTTATATAATGAAGGAGTTGATATATATGAATAAAACATTTAAGAACAAGGTTGAGAGTAGTTCTACGATGCTTAAACCTGAGGAGGAACTCTATACTCTGATATGGATGTATAGCGATTCGGATGCGACCGCAAGATATATTTATACTATACTTACTAGACGTATGCAAGTAAAGTGTATAGACGATTTACGCCGGTTGACCACGAATGAGATCAGACATGGATATGGTACGGGTCCTCTAATGATTGAGATCCTAATGGACATTCTGAAAGATCTTGGATGTATTGTTAATGTTAAAAACCTGAAAAGAATTGAGCGCTAAACAAGCGCTCTTTCTTTTTTTTCGCGGCAAAAACACTTTATATAATGAAGACAAAAAGCTTAAAACAAATTAATATTTTAATAGGAGGTGACTATTATGATTACATTATTATTGGTTGGTTTGCTAGTTATTCTTGGACTCATACTGTTATTAGTAGGAGCGGGAGTAATAGCAATTTCGCCAGTATTAGTAATCCTTTTAGGACCGATTTTGTTGGATATTTATGTTATCAGCAGAATTGTCAAGAAAAAGAATAAAAAAGAATAAAAATAACCTTTACGAGGCTCTAAACAGGGCCTCTAATTTTTCTCCTCGCATAAAAAACCATCCATATAATGAAGCAAAAGAGGCTTCGGTCTTTATATTTTGAAAGGATGGTTTTATTATGAAGAAAACAGAAATTTTTATTGGAAAAGATTCTATCGAGAAACTATGCATCGAATTTAATGTTGATGATCATGACGATGGATCCGTTGAACTCCATGGAGGAGGAATCGGATTCCTCGTGAAAACAAACGATCATAAAATTATGTTCGATCTTAAACTCGGTACAGTCTTGGACTTGAAAGATATGTTTAACGATTTAGTTGACGAACTGGAAGAAGAAGGACTGATTGACTAATTTAGCAAAAGCAGAGGTCCAGAACAGGGCCTCTATTTTTTTCTCCTCGCATAAAAAACAACTTCTATAATGAAAGGAGTTGATATTCATGAAAGCGATTATAGGAATTGGCATATTTATTATTATGTCGATGTTAGTAGGCGTTGTGGTAGAATTGCTTAGTCTTAAATTTATGTTTTTTGAGCACATAAGGTTTAAGTTTATGGTACTTCATGACAGCATAACAAACGGCATACTATCAGGTATAGCTATAATTCTTAGTGTGATTGTTTGTTTGATATTTTTCTAATTTTAATTTAAGGGGTCTTAAACAGGGCCTCTTATTTTTTCGCATAAAAAACATGTCTTATAATGAAAGGAGTTGATCTACATTGATGACTATTATAGAGGTTAAGGAAATTCCTAAGCGTAGAACCGCTAAGCATAATCTAGTGGATTTTCTTGAAGAATTTATGAAGAGCGACATTCGTTCTGCAAAGATCGAATATGATAGCTATGATTATTCTTCATACAAATCATGCTATGCCAATATGCATAGAGCGGCTAAACAACATGGTTTTCCGATTAAGGTGCTTCTTAGGAGTGAAAATGTATATTTAGTTAAACTTTAAAAGATCGAGCCCAAAACAAGGGCTCTTTCTTTTTCAATTCGTAAGAAAAACAATCCATATAATGAAGAGTTAGGTCTTCAGAATTTATATTTTAAAGGAGTTGTTCTAAATGGACGGAAAAATTATTGTGGTAGATGTCCCTACAACTAAATGGGATAAGGTTAAGAACAAAGCAAAAGACGTAAAGTCGAAAGTTAAGTCGAAGGCAAAAGATGTCAAAGCCTGGGCGACGGACAATAAGGAAGAAGCCGTAACGCTTGCTGGAGCGGTTATCTATGGTGTAGTAGAGCTTGCAAAAATTTCTAAGCGAACCACCGAGGATAAGAGACAGAAGCGTATGGACCTTACTTACTATGACCCGCACACAGGCATTCATTGGCGTCTTCGCAGAAAACTTGATAATGACGAACGTGTGGAGCTTGCTCGACGGCAAAGACTTGGGGAATATACCGAAGATATTTTAGACGATTTAGGCGTTCTGAAATGAGAAAAACCTAATTTAGCAAAGGCAGAGGTCCAGAACAGGGCCTCTTACTTTTCTCCTCGCGTAGAAAACCATCCATATAATGAAGCACAAGAAGCTTTGGTTTTATATTTTAAGGAGGTTTTATTATGAAAGGATCAAAAGTTATTGGTATTGTTGGTAAAGCAGCAGATGTAGTTGGAACGGTTTCCGTTGCCACATGTGTTACGGCAATATGTCTATCCATTTGTAAGAACGACCGTCTACCGATATTTGTTAAAATGCTCGGTTACGGTTGCGCTTGGATTCTTGGAATGGGCATTAGTGAACTGTGGGACGATAAACTAACCAACGTAATCTATACTGCAGAAGCAGAAACTAAACTTTGTGAGATGCGTGATGAAGACGATTCGAGAAAAGACTAAAGACAAGTGACAAAAAATATAGCGTCGGAAACATGGCGCTATATTTTTTGAAATTTTAAAAGATTCTGCACGCGAATAAAACAGCTTCTTTAATGAAAGGAGTTGATATTTATGTTAGATATTATTGGGGTTATTATACTTATGTTTGCAACGAGCATTACGAACGTTATTGATGCTATTGCAAAAGTTATAAGCGGAGACCGTAAGAATCGACATAATTAACACGATTATAAGATCGAGCCCAAAACAAGGGCTCTTTCTTTTTCGCATAAAAAACACATGCTATAATGAAGCATAAGAAGCTTCAGTTTGATATTTCGAAAGGATGATTTATTATGAAAAAGTCGAAAATTCTTGGTATTGCTGCGGTAGGATCATCTATTGTTGGTACAGCTACTTGTTCGATGATTAATGGAATTATATACTCAGATATCACAACAAGAAAACGTCTTCCGGTAATTTGTAATTTACTGGTTGGCGTTGGTGTTAGCGTGATGAATCTGGGTATGATTGTTCTATGGAACGAGAAGATTAGCGCACCTATTGATGATCTTAGATACGATGCCGAAAAAAAAGAAGAACTTGAAGAATCGGTTAAGGTAGAAAACTGAACATATGCAAAAGCAGAGGTCCAGAACAGGGCCTCTAACTTTTTGACATTTTTGCCTCGCAAGAAAAACAACTGCTATAATGAAGAGGAAGGGAGAACGACCTCTTTTAGTTTTTCAACCATTTATATTTTTGAAAGGAGTTTTTGAAATGGTTAATGTAAAAATGTTGGTCCAGAATGCTGCAAAGGTTCTATCCAAAAAGAGCCCTGTGATTCTTACTTGCGCGGCGGTTGTGGGAGTCGTTACGTGTATTGGTATGACGGCTAAGGTGACGCCGAAAGCGATGGAGCTTAAGAAGAAGGCTGAAAAGGATAAGGGAGAACCTCTAACTAAGTTCGAAACTATCAAGACGGTGGCACCAGTATGCTGGCCTATAGCAGTTAGTGCAGTTCTTACATCGGCGTGTATCATAGGCGCAAATACGATTAACATGAAGCGTAATACGGCGCTTGTGGCTGCGTACACGATGAGTGAGAAGGCGCTGTCCACGTATCAGGACAAACTTGTAGAGACAGTTGGTGATAAGAAAGCAGATGAAGTTCGCGCCGCGGTTGCTCAGGAAACGGTAAACAAGAACCCTCCTAAGGAGAATGATATTGTTCTGACTGGAAAGGGTACTATGCTGTGTAGAGACGGACAATCAGGACAGTACTTCAGATCAAGCATCGAAGCAATTAAAGCGGCGGTTAATAGGGCGAATGCGATGCTTATACAACAAGAAGTCCTGACACTGAATGATCTGTATTATGAACTTGGTCTGGATTCGATCCCGCTTGCAGAGGATAAAGGCTGGGTATACGAGTACGATGGACCGATCGATATGCATTATATTTATTGTGCATATACTCCGGACGGTCCAAAAGAGTCTGGAGAACTTCTTGATCTGGTTGATGCGAGCGAACCGTGTTTAGTACTCGACTATCGATCTCTGAGTCTTGATAATCGATTTCACTAAGATCGATCTGCGATATTTAGGGGCGTCTATATGATGCTCCTAATATATTCGCATAAAAAACACATGCTATAATGAAGCAGATAGCTTTAGTTTTTATATTTTGAAAGGATGGTTTTATTATGAACGAAAAAGAACAGGTAATGGATGTCGAAGAAGTCGAGGAGGCTATTGATATTCAGGAGGTTTACACAGACGAGCAGCGTGATGAAGACGCAAAACTCGGAAAGGAAATTCGTGAGAAGAGAGAAGAGAGAGCACGAAAGAAGGAGAAAGTACTTGCAATAGGTAAAAGGGTAGTGCAAGGTACCGTAATAGCAGGAGTTGCTGCTATTGGCGGAGCTATTGTCTACGCTGTATCTCATTCAAGTGACGATCCTCTTATGCTCGAAGACTCAGAAGCGGATAACAATAACGAGGATGATGAGGAGATTTACGATGACGGTTCTGATACTTCTGAAGATAGTAACGACAGTGATAACGAAATTATCTAAAGGTTCGAAACCGACAAAGAAAACTAAGTATTAAACCCATAAGGGGCTCTTAAACAGGGCCTCTTAGGTTTTTACTATTTATATTTTTTGAAAGGAGCTTTTATTATGAGAACTTGGGCGGAAAAAGAAATTGAGTTAGCACACGAAATCGAGGATGACTTCTATAGCAGTGGATGCTATCAGTCAGCGTTAAAGGCGTTTGAATCTCTTCTTGAAGATGGACACAGTGGAATGAGCATCGCGATAACCAAACAGATTCTTAATCGTCTCATCGATGGTAAACCCCTCACAGCACTCTCCGGAAAAGATGATGAGTGGGATTATTTTAAGTACTCAATGGATGAGGATGGAGTGATTGTCTCACAGAATAAAAGATATACGTCATTGTTTAAGTATGTTGATTTAAAAGGAAATGTTAAGTATAGGGATTTTGACAGAGTACGTTGCTACAATCTGAATCACCCTAATGCAGCGTTTTCATCTGGTCTCATCAGCAAGGTAATTGATGAGATGTATCCAATCGAGATGCCGTACTATCCTGAGGATAAACCTATAGAGGTATACTGCTACGAGTTTCTTTTCGATGAGAAAAACGGAGACTTTGACACCGTTGCTATTAAGCATATAAACAAACCGTCACTTATAGAACCTCTCATAGTCAATAGATATTTCAAAGAGGTTGATGGCGAATGGAGAGAAATCTACTATTCAGAGTATATGTCAAGACTGGAGAACAGAATACGTTGATTGATATTTAAGGAGGTAATATAGATGCCAATGAAACTCTTTGTAAGTGGAAGCAGGTCTATTAAAGAGCTACCATTAGTGGTACGCTCATACCTTGATAGATTCATGAGTCAGGGTGTGATATTTTTGGTTGGGGACTGCGATGGCGTAGATTCTCTTATCCAGAAGTATTTGTACGATAGCCACTACAATAAAGTGGTTGTTTACACAAGTGGAAAAAGCCCAAGACATTTTTATGGTTCAATTCAGTGGGAAATTGTGCATTTGAATATTGACCCGACAGAGTATCTTGGAAGAGAATACCATAGACAGAAAGATATTCGTATGAGCTACGATTGCACACGCGGATTTGCTATATGGGATGGTGAATCTAGAGCAACTAAACAAAACATCTATCGGTTACGGAACATGGGGAAAACTTGTACTGTATTCCGTACTGATTGGAAAGAAAACAATAAATGATATTTTAAGGAGGACTTTTATTATGAAAAATGAAAAGACTATATCCAACATCAAAGAGATTGTTGGTATCGCTTCGGCAATAGGAGCTATGATCGTTACTGACAATCTTGTAAAATCTGTCACGCCTGCTACTACTGGCAAGATCACAAAGATATTTGTTCGACTTGGAACAGTGGCGCTTGGCTCAGTAGCCGGAGCTCTTGCTAGTTATGCTGTATCAAAAGAGATTGACGGCATTGTGACGACTGCTAAACTAGTTAAGGACTCCGTAAAAGGCAATAAAAAAGCGGATGAGGACATCGAATCAGAAATCTCCGATAGTCCCGATCATATAGAACCCACTGAGTATCCGGCAGCTGATAGTGGTCATAGTTGGGATTGCTGCTGCCATACGGCTAAAGATTATGATGATTATGAGGAATTCTGTCGAGCAGCGGAACGATTTAATGAAATGCGTAATAAAATTGCAGCTGAGATGAAAGAAGCAGAAGGAGAACAGAATAATGACTGAACCTAATTATCCTAGCAATTCTAACTCTAGCAAAGAAAAGAAAGAAATCGAGACAAGGAAGCCTACGACAACTGTTAAGGCTACGAAAAAGAAGAAAACGCTTGCTCAGAAGTTCTCAGACGTGTTTCTTTGCGAAGATGTTAATACTGTAAAGGGTTATATTTTAAACGACGTAATCATTCCTGGTCTAAAAGACGCATTCGAGGATATCGTTGTATCTACTATATCTATGATGCTTCACGGAACGACTGGCGGAAGACCTTCATCAACACGACGAGCGAGTGATAAGAAATTGGGAACGCCATATTATCAGTATTCCAAAAATGATAAGAACCAAAGAAATCCTTCTAGATCAGCAGAATCATCCAGGTATCACGTGGATCAGGTAGTATTTGATACAAGAGAAGAAGCCAATCAAGTTCTTGACTGCATGGTTGATTATCTAATGGATTATTCTATGATATCGGTTGCCGATTTTTATGATTTTTCCAATGTTACATCCGAATGGACCGATCAGAAATGGGGTTGGTATGATCTCAGAGAAGCTAGAGTAATAAAAACTCGAGACGGTTGGGAAATTCGACTTCCTAAAGCAGAACCGATTAACTAATCGCAACAAAAACTACTCCTATAATGAAAGGAGTTGGTTTTTATGCTGGATTTTGTAACATATTGGATATTTAGAGCACTGCTAGCAGCCATAATATTATTACCATTTTCAGTAATATATTTGGTGCTGGAGGTTCTAATACACGAATACGATCAAAATAAACGGGATGAAAAACATCACTAAGAAGCCATAAGAGGTCCAGAACAGGGCCTCTTAGGTTTTGATATTTTTTAAAAGGAGTGTTTAACAATGAATTCGAAGAAATGTGATAGATGCGGAGACCATTATATGCCGTACTATGCATATAGAAAGGGTAAAAACGATTGTAACGGTTTTCGTCTAATGGAAGAAGATGCTAATTTTAACAGACATAATGCTAGATATTTCGATTTGTGTCCGACATGCTTACTTTCGTTAGCGGATTGGTTTATGCATGTAGATGAGGACAAAGACATGGAATGCCTTGACCTTAACTCACATATTGATAATAAAGATCCTGGCAAAATTATATTTAAGGAGTATAAGTGATGAAGATTATAGATCCTTCTGCCGAAATTATTAATCCCAAAGGGGATATGTGTGCTGAGGAACTCATCGAGACGGTAGCTCGTACATGCTATAAGTCCGAAGACAAAATTACTCCTGGGAGTGCTAAGAGGTTTGTTAAAGGACTCATCAAACGTGGACATACTGCTATGTTAGAACATGCTACATTTATATTTCAGATGAGTAATGCATTTTTTAAAGACTTTTTTGAGGAATTGGGCGAAACGAATCAACCCGATTTATATTTAAAGTACTTTGCGGTTAGCTTTTCACCAACAGGCAAAACAAATCAAAATATTGTATCGACCAATGCTCGAGTACTTGTCGGGCTATACAAAGAGGTTTATTCTCTCGATGTGATGACTGTAAATACCATATATCCCAACATAAACGTTCTGTTTAAAGCATTATGGGATTATTATGGACCTAATGAACTATTTCCTTATACCGAGGCTTTTTTCTATCCTGATAATATTAGCCTTGATGTAAAGGTTCTATCCAGAGAAAAACTACTTGGAAAAGGTCGAGAGGATTATGAACTTATGAAGCACATAACACATACTATAAAATTTGTATGTGATAGAGGAGTTTCCCACGAGCTTGTACGACATAGACCTTGCAGCTTTGCACAAGAATCTACTAGATATTGTAATTATACTCAGGGAAAATTTGGTTCTGAGCTCACTTTCATTAAACCTTGTTTCTTTAAGCATGAGAATGAGTTTGCTGCTTGGTCTGATATTTGTGAGCAACTTGAAGGAATTTATACTTCGATGATCAACCTTGGATATTCTCCTCAGGAAGCGAGAAGTATTCTTCCGAATTGTCTTAAGACTGAAATTATTATTACGGCAAATGAAGAGGAGTGGGAACACATACTTAATCTACGTCTTCGCGGAACTACCGGAAAACCTCATCCTCAAATGGTAGAAGTTATGGAGAAAGCATATCCACTGCTTAAAGAAGCCTCGCAAGGAAGAATCGAATAGTGTTTGATATTTTTGAAAGGAGCATTTATTATGGACAAGAAAAACTACGAAACCAATGATCAGGCTGTATCGCACCCGTCTCATTATCAGGGTAAAAATGGTCTGGAGACAATCGATGTTATTGAGGCTTTTACAGATGGGCTTGACGGAATTGAGGCTGTTGATACAGCAAACGTCATCAAGTATATTTGTCGATGGAAGCAGAAAAACGGAATTCAGGATATCGAGAAAGCCATTTGGTATGCCACTCATCTGCTGAACCATTTAAAAAGCATTGATGAGAGAGATGTAGCAGAAGGCGTTGACGATAGTGTAATCGAAGCGAACGCGAAAGATATTATGAATAAAATAGTTGCTAAAGCACGCGATGGTAATAATGATGAGCCTAACGTCTGCCATTTCGACGTCGTGGCGTCTGACATGAACGAAGCAGTCAACAAGATACTTGCTAAACATGATGAGTATATTGATATTCTCAATAAGAAAGATGAAGAAAAGATCAACGAGAAAGACGCACCTGTTGGAAAAGCTTATGAAGTAACCGATTCAAAAGTTGGTGTTGTTAAGATTATTGATTCTTTATTCTATCATGGAGAGCAGGGTCTTACCTTGATATTTTGCTTTAATGACGATGCTAAGAATTTTGTAGAGTATCTTAAAGACTACTTCGATAAGACTAATGAAAATTTTTATATTTCGGCAGCTACTATTCTTAGAATGGTTAGTCCTGACCATAATGAATCTGCTTCGATTGATTTTCTGTATTCAACAATCGGTTGGTTTGATATAAATGATATTTCGTACTTTGATAATATAGTCGAATTCTCGAAGCCTAAGTCATTGTTTGAAAGGGTGAATGCTGAAATCGAAACAAGGAGGAATAGTTTATGAATAACATGCCATGCAAAACAGAAGAACAGAAAACCTTGACAATTAGCAAAAATGACCTTGAGTACATTGAGCCAGATAAGAGAAAATGGGTTTACATCGATCTCGAGGAACATGACGAACAGATCCGTAGAAAAGAACAGGAAGAATTTTATGCTATGCGTAAAAGAGAAAGAGATAGAAGACGGGAATACCAACAGCGTAAGAAAGATCTATTCCTAGCCACATTGATATTTAGAGTGATTGGTCTGCTTATGATCTTCTTTACTGCTCTAATTCTTGCTGCTCATATAGTTGATGACGGAACCTGGAGCATCATGTTCTTTGCTGCCGGCATGCTATTGGTTTTAATGCCTGGCTATAATAAGCCCAAACGATAATGTAGGGAGGCGGTTTATATTTTAAGTCATTATTGGTGTAAAGCCTGGAGGAGGGCTCTTAACGTACATCTTGAAGAAGTATCTGAGATTAGTGGGGTTTGTATAAATACTATCTCATATTTTGAGCAAGGTCGAAACGTGTCAAAAACCTCGGCAAACGCAATCAGTGATACTATTAAACTGCTTAGAGACAGATTCTTTGAAAACCATTCACCTGCCGAGATAAAGATATTATTAAATCATCCGGCTTTCGAAAAAGCTGTCTATAAACAATGTCATCAATCGCATAAAAAACAAACACTATAATGAGAGGGGGCCCGGAACAGGGCCTCTTAGATTTTCACATATTTATATTTTTAGAAAAGGAGTAATCTATTATGAAAACTGAAATGATCAAAACATTCGCAACATCCGCACGTAGAGCTTACAGTAAAGGAACGCTTCTGCTCAAGAAAAATAGCCCGACAATACTTATGGCTGTCGGTATCGCAGGCGTAATTGGAACTACGATTCTTGCTTGCAAAGCTACGGTAAAAGCTGGTGATATTCTTGAAGAGAGTAAGAAGAATCTCGACGAGATTAACGAGGCTAAGAGAATCTTCATCGACAAAGACATTACTGAGGAAGAACAGGAAAAGTATGAGATCGTAAACGATGACGGTTCTGATAAATACACAGAAGAAGAGTATAAGAAAGAGATTGTGACTGTATATTCGAAATCCGCAGTAGAGATGCTCAAGCTGTACGGTCCGGCAATCCTTGTTGGTGCTACATCGATCGCTTGTCTCATCGGAAGCAATAGAATCCTCAATAAGAGAAATATCGCAATCACTGCGGCATACAACGTAGTGCAGAATCAGTTCGATAAGTATCGCAAAAATGTACGCAAGGATCTTGGTGAAGACGCGGACCGCAAGTATCGTTATAACTTTGAGAAGCTTGAAAAAGGCGAGATTATTAATGTATTCGACAAGGAAACCGGTGAATACAAAGAGAAAGAACTTGACCAGGACATAGAAGTGCTTCGTAGTGAAGAATACAACGAATATAGTGATTACGCTGTGATATTTGACGAACTTAACTCTACAGAATGGAAGAAGACAGTCGGTTATAACAGATTCTTTATTCAGTCACAGGAGCAGTATGCGAATTATCTGCTGCATTCAAGAGGATATGTAGTTCTGAATGAAGTATATGATCTGCTTGGCCTTCCTCACACATCTGCCGGACAGGTAGTTGGTTGGGTTGACGGAGAAGGCGATAATTATATTTCATTCGGTCTTCCCAATATGCATGATACTGAAGATGACCAGTTCGAGAGAAACTTCCTGCTTGATTTCAATGTCGATGGAGTAATTTACGACAAGATCGATAAGATTGTATGTGGAAAGAAGTATGCGTCTGGAAAGATCAAGAAATGCAGATGATTTATATTTAATGTAAGGCTCATATAGAGGCTCTTTAAACAGAGTCTCTCGAGTTTTATACTTTTGAAAGGAGTATGTTATGGGTTATTTAATGTATAAAATGATGATTCTATCATTCACTATGATAATAATGTTTCTAACAGTGGTTGCCATTAGCTGCCTTGCTACTGTATGTAAATACGGAGGTTCTAAATACGAGAACTTTGGTTGGCTGACCACATCTATGCTTGGAATCGTTGGACTTCTTGCCATTATATAAAGGAGTGTTACCTATGAGCAAGACACTGATTGATATTCTAAATGAACTAACGGCTAACGGCTATAGCATTAATTTTAAGAGAGGAATTATAGACATATGCATGATCGTTGAGGTTAGTAAGACTATAATGGAAGTGACTGATTACGGTCGTAGTTATAGATGCTATCCTCATTACGAGTCTATTGGTATTGATATTTTTGAAACCGATACCGTAGGAGCCGTTAATAACAAACTCATATATGCAATACAAACAGCTGTACAAAACTTCGAAAAATTTAATGAAGATTTGGGAACTAGAAACACAAAAATAATGGAAGCGAGGAAAAATCATGATTGAAACGTTGACTGATATTTTAATTGAAATGGTTATTAACGGATACAGGGTAAGTTTTGATAAAGGAATTTTCGATACGGAACTTAAAATAACGATGTATAAAATGTTCAGAGACGAGATTTATCATCCTGTTCATACGTGCACTATTATAGAACTCGATGATAATACGCCGAGCGAAGAACTTGACGCTATGATCATCGACAATATCCACGATATGTCACGGTCTATTGATGAGGAATTTGATAAGTTCGTAAACTCTATGATTAAAAGGGGCGATAACAATGACTGACCAACGAAAAATGGATATTTTCAAAAATCTCTGCGAAAGAGGTTTCAGAATCGAAACGTGGCCTATTAGCGTTAATAATATTGACTATATTCAGCTGAGAGTATCTAAGGTATCGTGTAACCATATACACACAGATCAATATAGTTTTGTCCCTGCCGACGGATTGACTGATGAGGAGACTGGATCGTTGATATTTTCCCTGCTTGAGACTTTAGCAGATAAGGCTGATGAGGAAATCGAAGCAACCGAGGCCAAACGTTTAAGTAAAATAGGCGAATATATGAAAGATGTTTTATAAAAAGGAGGACTTAACATGAACGTTTCTACTGCCAAGAATATTATATTTCTAGCAGCAGGCCTAGTTGTTGGTTTTACGACTGGGTTCTTTGTGTCTAAAGCAATTGCTGATAAGAAAATAGATGCTGCTTATGAGGACTGTAATAGGACTCTCGAGGAGAATGAGAAGTTCATACACACATTCGACGAAAAGAAGTACGAAGAAGAAAAAAAGACCCCGGAGACTAAAGTTGAAAAAACAGCCCCCGCTTCTACAATTCCGGCTTCTTACACGGATTACACAAGATATTCTTCAAAAACGGTCGAGAACAAATATACTACGGAGGAACAAATTATGAAGAAAGATTATACTTCGGAAATTCATCCGATTTCTGATGAGGAATTTGATCAGGGTTACGGTGTTTATGAGAACCAGACTCTGATTTGGTATCCCGACGATCAGATGCTTTTCACGGATGCAGACGAGGTTGTTGAGGATATTAATAACACAATTGGCGATGAGCATTATCTTGATCTGCTCAATTCTGATTACGGTAATGAGATCATTTACATTCGTGATGAGATCAATAAGATAGATTATGATATTCTAAGACAGAACGGACCTTGTCCTATGAATGATATGGACTATTGATATTTTATGGAGGTATTAAAATGAATGATAACAATAATTACATTAATTCGCATACGATGGAAAACTCTAAAAATGCAGATAAAAATAAGGAGAACGTTATTAAACGCGCTACATACCGTCTCATCGAAGACGCGTTCGCTGGTAAAATAGGACCGCACACGTTCGAGAATTCGTCGAAAGCTGGTGCTTCTGAGTGAATCATTGTAAAATATCCGTAGACGGGTCTTATACTAAAGAAGAACTTTGGGAACGCGAGTATATTTGCTGGTTAGCAAATATAATTGATTACAATCCTAGAGTTCATCTTACTGCCGTCGTAGAGGATTCATCGGTGGAAAGATTGCCTAAACTGGACTTTGATTATGAAGAAAGTATCGTATCGCGGTATCAACATCTTTTGTCATTCTTATTCAATATGGAATTCTATTGGTTCGATGAGAATGAAACAGATGAGTCTAGATCAGAAGACGGCAAGCGCTTGAGAGAAGAGTTTCTTATAGAAAATGATCTTGAGCCGATTGATATTTTTCAGGGTCCATGCCGAGTTTTAGAGATGTTAGTAGCACTTGCTAGACGAGCTGAATTCACATTATATGACCCTTGGAAAGGTGACAGAACATATAAATGGTTCTGGATATTTATGAAGAATTTGGGACTCGATTATCTTACTGACGACAATTGCACTAGCGAAGCAGAGAATTATGTTCGTATGGTTGTCACAAGGTGGCTCGATAGACAGTTTGATTCTGACGGAAATAAGTCTCCTTTTCCGATAAAAAAGCGTCATGAGGATATGCGAAAAGTGGATATTTGGTATCAAATGCAGTGGTACCTGGCTGAAAATTTTGAAGTGTTTTCTCCGGATTTGGAGTAAAAATGGCTAATTATCACTAAAGTGGCTAGAAAGTGGCTAGAAAGTGGCTAAAAACTAGCCACATTTTTAGCCACTTAAATGTGAACAAATTGTGAAAAAAATGCCAAAAATTGGTAAAAATTGGCCGTTTTTTAGTGATATTTCGACTTTTTTGGCCAAAAATCGCGATTTTTTAGTGATATTTGCTAAAAATTATCACTTAATGGCTAAATGGCTAAAAATATTTTTAATTTATTTATAGAAAAAATATATATTTAAATAGGAAAAAGTAAAATTAGCCACATTTTTAGCCACTTTGGAGAAGGAGGTGATTTTATGGGTAAATTGAAGTTTGCTGAAATTCCAGAAAAATTTATAGACGAAGCTCTGGAAAACGACGGAGTTACCTATCAGGATATTTGTTGTGTCGAGGAAGCTAGTGAATTCCAGAAAGAGATTACTAAGATTCTCAGATACGAGGGAGACAAGACTCATCTTGAAGAAGAGATTGCTGATCTATTCCTGGTTCTGCAAATTTGTATAAAGAACCACGATTTGGATGAGGAGCGAATTCAGCAACATATCAAGTATAAGATTAAAAGAACTCGGTCTATATGGAAGCACGAAAAAGAAGAGTATGTGTAATCCTATAACATTTATATTTTGAAAAAGGAGGTGATAGGTTGTTAGATTTTGTGACGATTGAAACTAAATACAAAAATGGTAAAATTATATTCTATCCTGAATTTCACATCTCTAGCAAATGCAGTGATTTGATGACGCGAGGTAAAAGTTTCTATGCTGTTTGGGACGAAGCAATAGGTTTATGGTCTACGGATGAGAAAACCGTTCAACGACTCATCGATGCTGAGCTTTATAAAAAAGGGCAAGAATGTAACGTACCATATGAATTAATGTTGCTTGGAGATTTCTCGTCTAACAAATGGGTCGAATGGCAAAAGTATGTTAAATCATTACCAGACAATTATCATGAGCTCGATACAGAGATAACATTCTCAAATACAGAAGTAACAAAGAAAGACTATGTAAGCAAAAGACTTTCATATGCATTAAGCAAGTCTGATATTTCTAATTATGAAGAGCTGATTTCTACATTGTATAATCCAGAAGAGCGTGAAAAAATTGAATGGGCGATCGGGTCAATTATATCTGGCGATAGTAAAAAGATCCAGAAGTTCATTGTTCTATATGGTTCTGCAGGAACTGGTAAATCGACAATCATGAACATTATTCAGGAATTGTTCGATGGATATTATTCAATGTTCGAGGCGAAGAATCTAGCATCTTCTAATAATGCATTTGCACTCGAAACTTTCAAAACCAATCCAAGAGTCGCTATTCAACACGATGGTGACTTATCCAGAATAGAAGATAATACGAAACTTAATAGCATAGTTTCTCATGAAGAAATGATTGTTAATGAAAAGTTTAAGAGTCAATACAGAAGTCGATTCGACAGCTTCTTGTTTATGGGTACTAATAAGCCTGTTCACATAACAGATTCAAAAAGTGGTATAATAAGACGTCTAATTGATGTAAAACCTAGTGAAAGACGAATTCCGAGCAATAGATATTTGGAAATAACCAAACAAATCAAATTTGAACTTGGGGGAATTGCATATCATTGTCTAGATATCTATAAAAAGTTAGGAATCAATTATTATGACAATTATATTCCATATGACATGATCAGCGCAACAAACGATTTCTACGATTTTATGGAAGATTCATTCGAGACATTTTCCTCGCAGACAGCAACAACCTTGCAACAAGCCTGGAAGATGTATAAGGATTATTGTGAGCAAGCAAATGTTACGTATCCAATGTCTTTGAGAAAGGTTAAGGAAGAATTAAAAGGATATTTTAAAGAATACCAGGATCGAACACAAATTGATGGAGTCCGATACAATAAAGTCTACGTTGGCTTTAGAAAAGACAAATTCGGAATTCTGGAAAGTAAGACAAACGAAGATCCAATTGTTAAAAAATCTTGGTTAGTGTTTAATTCAATAGTTTCGATCTTTGATATTTTAGCGTCTAACTACCCCGCCCAATATGCTTCAAAAAAGGGGTCCCCTTTAAAAAGTTGGGATAGTAACACAAATGTTCTATCGGATCTTGACACAACAAAGCTTCACTATGTGAAAGTTCCAAAAACACATATAGTGATAGACTTTGACTTGAAAAATGAGAAAGGAGAAAAAGATTATGAGTTAAATTTAAAAGCCGCTTCTTTATGGCCGGCTACATATGCCGAGTTGAGTAAGTCAGGAGCAGGCATTCATCTTCATTATATTTACGAGGGTGATGTTAATCAGCTCAGCAGAGTCTATGACGAGAATATTGAAGTTAAAGTTTTTAATGGAAATGCATCTCTCAGAAGACAATTAACAAAATGTAACGACCTAGAAGTAGCGACAATTAATTCAGGTTTACCTTTGAAAGGAGCGGTAAATATGGTTAATTTTGAGTCACTAAAAAACGAAAGGGCAATAAGAACTTGTATTAAGAGAAACCTAAATAAAGAATATCATGGAGCAACAAGACCGAGTGTGGACTTTATATTTAAGATTCTTGAAGACGCTTATAATGCTGGAATTCCTTATGATGTTACTGACATGAGGCCTGCTATAATGGCATTTGCTGGAAACAGTTCACATCAAGCAGCATATTGTCTAAGCACATGTGCAAAAATGAAATTTAAGTCCGAGGAAGCCTCAGACTATGTCATTAGTAATCATGACGAATTGATATTTTTCGATGTGGAAGTTTTTCCTAACCTTTTTGTAGTAGTATGGAAAGCAGAAGGAAAAGATCCTATAAAAATGATTAATCCGTCTCCCGCAGAAATCGAGAATCTTGTAAACTTCAAGCTTGTCGGTTTCAACAATCGAAAATATGACAACCACATACTATACGCGAGAATGATGGGTTATTCAAACGAGCAATTATTTAATCTATCACAAAGAATAATTAACGATAGCAAAAATTCTATGTTCGGAGAGGCATATAATTTATCGTATACTGATGTGTATGATTTTGCATCAGCTGCTAATAAGATGTCGTTGAAAAAATGGGAGATTAAACTTGGTATTCATCACCACGAACTAGGTCTTCCGTGGGATCAACCTGTGTCTGAGGATTTGTGGGATACAGTTGCTGGATATTGTGTCGACGACGTTATTGCTACCGAGGCAGTGTTTAAACATTTATCTGGTGATTTTACTGCGAGAAAAATCCTAGCAGATTTAGCAGATTCCACAGTAAACGATACGACGAATTCGCTGACAACCAAAATTATATTTGGAAATGCAAAGCATCCACAGAAAGAATTTGTGTATACAGATCTATCGACTATATTCCCCGGATACAAGTATGAGTTTGGAAAGAGCTCTTATAGAGGCGAAGATCCTAAAGAGGGTGGCTATGTATATTCTGAACCAGGTATGTATACGGACGTCGCGCTTCTTGATATTGCATCAATGCATCCGTCAAGTATTGAGGCTTTGAATTTGTTTGGACCGTACACAAAGAATTTCAGTGATATTAAGCAAGCAAGAATAGCGATTAAGCATAAAGATTTCGAGCAACTCAAAACTATGCTTGACGGAAAGCTTATTAAATATGTCGACGAAGCAATGAAAAACGATGACGAGATGATTCTGAAATCGCTTTCAAATGCTCTTAAAACGGCTATCAATTCTGTATACGGATTGACTTCAGCGAAATTCGATAATAAATTTAGGGATCCTAGAAACGTTGACAATATAGTTGCAAAACGAGGGGCCTTATTTATGATCAATCTTAAGCATGAGGTTCAGCAGCGAGGATTCACGGTAGCTCACATCAAGACAGATTCTATAAAAATCCCTAATGCTACTCCGGAAATCATCCGGTTCGTATGCGATTATGGCAAGAAATATGGCTATACGTTTGAGCATGAAGCAACATATGATCGCATGTGTCTTGTGAATAATGCAGTATATATCGCTAGATACAAAGACGGTTCTCATGCCGGCGAATGGACAGCCACTGGCGCTCAATTTCAGATACCATACGTATTTAAGACTTTATTCAGTAAAGAACCAATTATATTTGATGATCTTTGCGAGACTAAGAGTGTTAAATCTGCTATCTATCTGGATATGAACGAAGATCTTCCTGATGGAGAGCATGATTATCACTTTGTTGGAAAGATAGGTCTGTTTACACCGATTAAACCTGAATGTGGAGGAGGACTTCTTCTGCGACAAAACGGTGAAAAATACGATTCCGTTACCGGAACTAAAGGTTATCGTTGGATGGAATCAGAGGATGTAGTCAAACTTGGTAAATCCGATGAAGTGGATATGTCGTATTATACTTCTCTAGTTGACGATGCAGTAAATGATATTTCTAAGTATGGCGATTTTGAATGGTTCGTTTCAAATGATGAACCGTACGACGATTCCCCTCCGTGGGATTAATAAATTATATTTTTGAAAAGGAGTTTTTATCATGGCAAACAACGTAAACAATATCGTAATCGAGGGAGCAAGAATTGGTTTCCGTAATTTCTCAGGAGTAGAGGGTAAATTTAATCCGGCAGGTAGACGAAATTTCTGTCTATTTCTCGATACAGAGTCAGCTGAAAAGCTAACTCTTGATGGTTGGAATATTAAGTGGCTTGAGCCAAGAGATCCCGATGAGGACAGACAGGCTTATCTGCAGATTTCTGTTGCATATGGAAAGATCCCTCCTAAGATATTCCTCGTCACGGCACACAATAAGACGCTTCTTGACGAAGAAACCGTAGGTCTTCTGGATTTCGCCGAACTGTCTAATGTTGATATTATTGTACGCCCCTATGTTTGGGAAGTCAATGGACGAACCGGTATCAAGGCTTATGTAAAGTCGATGTATTGCACGATTGTCGAAGACGAATTTGATGATAAGTACTATGATGTTCCTACTTCGGCAGCAAACCCTGACGGTGATATTAATGAGTGAGCTTTATCCTCATCAGAGAGAATCTATAGATAAACTGAAGACCGGCTCTATCCTTTGTGGTGGAGTCGGCTCCGGTAAATCTATGACGTCTATAGCATACTATTTCGAAAAAGAATGCGGTGGATATTTTGACAAAGAGAATTATAGACCCATGACAACAGATAAGATGTTATATATAATTACTACAGCTAGAAAAAGAGATACTCTTGAGTGGGAACGAGAATGCGCCAGGTTTTCTATTACAAACGAAGTAGTGGATTCGTGGAACAACATCGAAAAGTATAAGGATGTAAGAGATGCGTTCTTTATATTTGATGAACAAAGGGTAGTTGGGTCTGGTAAATGGGTTAGAAATTTTCTTAGAATTGCTCAAAATAATAACTGGATTCTATTAAGCGCTACCCCCGGGGATAGCTGGATGGATTATATACCCGTCTTTATAGCAAATGGGTTCTACAGAAATAGAACCGAATTTATAAGAAGACATGTTGTCTATAATAGCTATATGAAATTTCCCAAAGTAGATCATTATGTTGATGTTGGTCATCTAATACGACTGCGGAATCAAATAGTGGTTGTTATGAATTATCAACGACCCACAGATACACATGATGAAACGATTTTGTGTGGTTATGACAAGGATCTTTATAAAACTATATTTAAGCTTCGATGGGATCCATACGAAAACGTTCCTATAGCAAATGTTAGTAAACTATGTTTTCTTTTAAGAAAGGCTTCTAATTCGGCAGTCGATAGATTATTGGCTGTAGAGAATCTTCTTATAGATCATCCGAAAGTAATTATATTTTACAATTTCAATTATGAATTGGAAATGCTAAGAAGTCTAGAAGATGATATAACTAAAATTGGAGAATGGAATGGAGATAAGCATGAACCAATACCCGATTCAGATAGGTGGATTTATCTAGTGCAGTATTCAGCTGGAGCCGAAGGATGGAATTGTATAGAAACTGACACAATTATATTTTTCTCGCAGAACTATTCTTACAAAACCATGATTCAGGCTGCTGGCAGAATTGATAGAATGAATACGCCGTTTAAAGATTTATATTATTATCACCTACGTTCCAACTCTCCGATTGATCTTGGTATAGAAACTGCCATAGAACAAAAACAAGTGTTTAATGAAAAAATGTTTATAAATAAAATGGGAGGTCATCTCAATGAACACTAAAAAGAGACCCCGACCGGGTCGTCCGTCAAATCACCCGCCGGTTAAAAATCTTGATACCGGCGAAGTATATGAAACATATGTAGATGCAGCTAAGGCTATTGATGGTAATAGATACGGAGTGTATCGTTGTTGCATAGGAATACAGCGAGTTCACAAAGGTTGTCATTTCAGTTTCGAATAATCATTTATATTTAAAAATAGAGGCTTTAAAACAAGGCCTCTATTTTTTTCTTTTTAAATAATAATGTGCGCTTTTAAAACAAGGACTATAATGAAGAGGGTGGAGAGTTTGCCTTGAGCAGCTCTTTATATTTTTAGAAGCCACAAATAATAATGTGCGCTTTTAAAACAAGGACTATAATGAAGAGGGTGGAGAGTTTGCCTTGAGCAGCTCTTTATATTTTTAGGAGGGAGCATTTATGAGAAAAGAATCGGATTTTCAAGGAAATTTGATTAAAGATCTTAAAAAGCGATTTCCTGGTTGCATCGTTATAAAGAACGATCCAACGTATATTCAGGGGATCCCAGATCTAACAATTTTCTACAAAAGACATTGGGCTACACTGGAATGTAAAAAAACACAGAAAGCTCATCATCAACCAAACCAGGAATATTATGTAAAGCTAATGAACGATATGTCATACTCGGCTTTTATATTTCCTGAAAACAAGGAGGTTATACTAAATGAACTGGAACGGACATTCAAATCTTGAAGGTTCTCATGCCTTCTTGGGAGCGAGTAAATACCATTGGATCAACTACGATGAGGAAAAACTTGCTCAATCTTACAAAAATTTTATGGCTGCTCAGTTAGGTACAAGAATTCATGCTCTTGCTAAGGAACACATCGAACTTGGCATAAAGCTTCCTAAATCAAATAAAACATTGAACATGTATGTTAATGATGCTATTGGATTTAAGATGACTCCTGAGCAAACTCTCTATTATTCAGAGAATTGCTTTGGAACCGCTGATGCTATTTCTTTCAAGAATGGTTTACTACGAATTCACGATCTTAAAACTGGAGTAACTCCTGCAAACATCAAACAGCTTTATATTTATGCCGCTTTGTTTTGTCTAGAGTATAAGATTAAACCGTCCGAAATTGATATGGAATTAAGACTTTACCAGTCTGATGATATTATCGTAGATAATCCGGAAATCGACGATATTGTTCCTATCATGGATAAAATTGTATCTTTTGACAAACTTATCGATAAAATGAAATCGGAGGTATAATCAATGGATGATTCAACAAACAAAAATGATATTCTTGATGCCGAGGAGTATCTTTATCATTATGGAACCCCACGTCATTCAGGACGTTATCCATGGGGATCTGGTAAAAATCCACAGAGAAGCAAAGACTTCCTGTCTCGAGTAAGAGATATGAAAAAGAGCGGCTTAAGTGAGTCCGAAATCGCCAAAAACCTTGGGCTGAAAAATACTTCAGAACTTAGAGCAAAGATTACCATTGCTAATAATGCCGCTACGAAATCAGATATATATTTGGCAAGCAGGCTTAAAGCAAAAGGATATTCTAATGTTGCTATAGGTAAACGAATGGGGATTAATGAATCTACTGTCAGATCCCTACTCAATCCGTCTAGACAGGCTAGAGCTCAGGTTCTGGACGCAACTTCTGATATTCTTAAAGAAAATCTTGACAAATACGAATATGTTGACGTTGGTCTTGGAACTGAGAAAATGCTCAACGTAAGCCAGACAAAATTAAAGAATGCTGTGGCGATACTTGAACAGCAAGGCTACGCCTCGTATAATTTACAGATTCCTCAATTAGGCACTACTGAAAAAACTACTGTAAAGGTATTGGCCCCCGAAGGAACTTCTTACAAAGATATTTATAATAATTTGGACAAAATCCATACAATCACCGATTCATATATTGATACGGATTCTTCCGGAAATACAAAAGTCAAGAAGATTCATGAACCTAAAAGTATATCTTCTGACAGAGTAGCAATTTGTTACAACGAAGAAGGCGGCTTAGCCAAAGATGGTGTAGTTGAGATTCGTAGAGGCGTTGAGGACCTGGACTTAGGTAATGCCAGATATGCACAGGTTCGAATCGAAGTAGATGGGACTCATTACATTAAAGGAATGGCAATGTATGCTGACGATCTTCCAGATGGAGTCGATTTACGATTCAACACAAACAAACATATCGGAACTGATAAGATGGACGTTCTTAAGAAGATTGATCGAGAAGCTCATCCTGATCCATTAGATCCTTTTGGCGCTGTTATTAATCGCCAGAATGATTATGTTGACAAAAATGGAAAAGAGCAGCAGGGTGCTTTGAATATTGTTCGAGAAGAAGGAGAATGGGATACTTGGAGTAATTCTTTGAGTTCTCAAATGCTTTCTAAACAGTCTACCACTCTTGCTAAAAAGCAGTTGAATCTTGACTATACTTCTAGGCAGGAAGAATTTGATGAAATTTCATCTATCACGCAGCCCGTTGTTAAACAGAAATTGCTTGAGTCCTTTGCCGAAAATTGCGACTCAGCCGCTGTTCATCTTAGCGCAGCAGCTCTTCCAAGACAGGGTTATCGAGTAATTCTTCCTATCGATACTATCAGTGAGAACGAAATTTATGCTCCTACTTTTAAAGATGGAGAGAAAGTCGTTCTGATTCGATACCCTCATGGAGGTATATTTGAAATACCTGAGCTTACGGTTAATAATCAGAATAAAAAAGCCAACAGTCTCATTCATAATGCTAGAGATGCCGTTGGAATAAATAGTAAGGTTGCCGAACAGTTATCTGGTGCGGATTTTGATGGAGACACTGTTTTGGTAATACCAAATAACAATAAAAGTATACAAACAAAATCTCCATTGGCTCAGTTGAAAGATTTTGATCCGAAAGAAGCATACGGCGTTTCAAAAGATGATCCGTATTATGAAACGGTAACTAATGGTTTCAAAAAAGGACTTCAAATGGGGATGGTATCGAACTTAATTACGGATATGACTATTAAAGGAGCTGACGAAGATGAATTAGCTCGTGCCGTACGACACAGTATGGTTGTTATTGACGCAGAGAAGCATCACCTTGATTGGCGAGCTTCTGAAAATGATAATAATATTCAGGAATTAAGAGATTTATACCAATCTAAACCCGATGGTGGCAAAAGTGGCGGAGCAAGCACTCTTATTTCTAAAGCTTCTTCAACGGAATATGTTCCTCATAGAAAAAAACTTACCGGAAGAAGAGGTATTGACCCCGAGACTGGGGAAAAAGCATACGAGGTTACTGGAGAAACATACACTATACGTGATAAAGAGACCGGTAAGACCGTTATAAAACCCAGAACCACCAAATCCACTAAAATGGCAGAAACAAAAGACGCATATACCCTATCTTCCGGAAGTGAAATGGAGAATATATATGCTGATTATGCCAATAAATGTAAAGCATTAGCTAATTCTGCCAGAAAAGAATACCTAACCGTTTCTACTGAAAGAGCTAATACCTCTGCTAAAGAAACATATGCAAAAGAGGTCGCTTCTTTGAATGCAAAATTGAATACCGCCGAAAAGAATAAACCATTGGAGCGTAAAGCTCAGATTATAGGTAATATAAAATACAAAGCAGTAAAAGCGGCCAATCCCGGTATGTCATACGAAGAATCTCAGAAAGAAAAAGGTAAAGCTCTTCAAAGTGCTCGTAGACAGGTGGGGGCTCTAAAAGAAAAAATAAAAATAACGGATAAAGAATGGGAGGCCATACAGGCAAATGCTATAAGCCCAACTAAGCTTAAGAAAATTCTCGATAATGCAGATATGGACATCGTTCGAGACTTGGCTACGCCTAAAGACAAGGTATCTCTTACTGATTCTAAGAAAGCTCTTATACGGGCCTACGCTAGTTCAGGACATACCCTTGCCGAAATTGCTGACGCCCTTGGTGTCTCTACTAGCACTGTATCCGGGGTACTCAATGAGTAAATATAACCCCCTTGCTATAGAATAGGCATATAAATCTATATAGACCTCGTATTAACGGACCCCCTATATAAATAAAAGTCTATAAAAACATAAAAAAGTGTGTATAGAAATAGTGTTTATAGAAAGGGCTATATAAATGCCTAAATATAACCCCTATTCTATAAATCATTAATATACCCACTCCTATAAGCAGGCTATTTAGGCCCCCTTTGTATATAAAGTGCCTAATATAATGGCTTTTTATACCCACTTTTAATCGGTTTCTTAAGCCCACTATCTATCCGCCATAATAAAGGACTAATAAAAGGCTTTTAATGACTATTCCTAATAAAACTGTATTAATAACCAGTTGTTAATACTTATGACTATCGGTTCATTAAAAGCCTTTTGGTCCTACCTATTTAGCAAGAGTGCTTAGAATAGTACAAGTCTATAAAAGAATAAAGATTATTTAAAGAATAAGAAAAGACTAATTAATTGTTTGTATTAATAATCAAATAAAAGTCAACTAATCTTTACAAATTCTTTAAAATTAATAATGCATTTGCAATAGTTTAATACAAACTTTTAAAAGAAAAGAAGTGATTTCATGAGTGTTGCGTTAACAACTGTTGACAATCCTTTTAACCCGATCACGCAGTTCGATTCTTGGTTCGCCTTTGATGTAGAAAAAGGTTACAATTCTTGTTGCTACTTAGCAAGAATTGCAAATACGTCTAAGGACTTAACTGAAGAGGAGAACGATGAAATAATTGAAGAAGCAATTGACGAAATTGTGAAGTTCAATCTTGGTTTTTATAAGAAAGTGAGAAGCGATGACGTGAGCAAGTCTGCGATTTCACCCCCCTGAGGGGGTCTTCGTGGCACCCACCCCCACCCGTCAT